TAAAGCAAAAGTATCAAAACCAGTTTGTGCTCCGGCCAACGTAAAAGTACCTGTACCTGTGGAGGTACTGGTTTCTTTAACTCGGTCGTTTATTACTAACGCCATTTAATTTTTAATCTCCTAATTACGAAGTGATACTTAAAATTGCATCAGAACCAGAAGGTGAACCAGCTGTTGGGCTTGGGAATGTAACTGTAAAAGTTCCATTTGAACACGTTTTGTTTCCGCCAAAATCTAATACAACTACTAGCTTATCACTATTTGTATCATTGTATATTGTTCCAAATGCTGCAGTAAAACTTGCGGGTCCAGGTGTTACTCCCCATACAGAATCAGCATAGTCAACTGTTGCAACATTGGCAACATTTGAAACTGCTTGACTTGTTAGTACATTACCAGTGGCAGTATAATTACTTCCACCCCCAGAACTTACTTCGCTTGTAGCTGCATAAACTGTACTAGCAGTTGTATATGGATTTGCAGTATATAAAGCCAGTTTAAAAGTATTACCACCTGTTTGGAACTGATGTGTTCCCGATAGTAATTCTACTGGAAATGCATACGGTACTATATTTGCCATTTTTTTTCTCCTATTTATTGCTTGATGGTGATTTAGAAATTAATTGAGCACGAATTTCCCCATCTCGGTATTCGTCTCTGCGTCTTTCGCCGATTTGCTCGACTGCATACGATTCAAGAGATTTTTCATATTCTTGAGAATAGTATTGTAACATATCTACGGGACCTTTCAAGTACCCATATGCATTTACTAGGGTAGCATATAAAATTAAATCTTGATATTTATTAGATAAATAAGTGCCTATGATACTATAAGGATTAGTTGAATCTGGCAATGTAGTACTAGTTAAACTAGTTGGTTCCTTATTATAAGCTAAGGTAACACTATATGTTTTGTCAGGGGTAGGTGCTACTACCCAAAAATTCTCATCCCAATTAGCATAATATCTAGGAATATCTACAGAAGCACTTCCAGGGTTAGCATAAAATTCAGCCATAAAACTAGTATCTCTTTGCTCCACATAAAACTGATTACCTGCTGAATCTGCTAATTGAACATATCGAATAGCTCTTAAATCAGAAGGAATAGTCACATATCTGTTTCCTACCACTAGACTAGAAGTAGCATAAAAAGCACTTTGATCAGTGTCAATAGCTCTATAAATTTTATTTTCTGCATTAACAATAAAGCCATTTAAAATAGAGTCTGTAAGTACAGTACTAGTAGTTTCTGTATAATTTCTAACGTCTGTTTGTAAATTTGCTAATGTGTATGTCATATTATATTGCTTTTAAAGTTACAGGTCCCGCGGAACAACCAATTCCACCACCTTGAATATCTCCACTTGTAGCATTACTTGTACTTTGAATAAAGAAATAATTTTCAGGTGTGGTTAATCCACCTCCTGTAGTAATAATATTTCCATTGGATTGAATTTGTCCAACAGTAATAATAAATCCACTTACATTACTTATATCACTTACATTATCAAATGTAGGAACGTTAGAAAACTGTTGTAAGTTAGTTGCATTGGGACCGCCGGATCCTGGAGTTGTTACTTGTGCATTTCCTCTTAAACGTACTACTTCTCCTGTGGCTCTTTGATGGTCTTTTGAATATACATTGACGTAAGTTATTCCACTAGAGATAATACTTTCAAATGGACTGGGAGTTAATAAAATTAATTGTGGAGTACCATCTCCTTGAACTCTTGGATTGCGTAATGCCTGTGGATCACTTCCTACTGGTTTAGGACTTAGCTGTGGTTGTTTAGCTTCGTACTCAGAGCTATGAACTAAGAACCCATTCCATTCTCTCACCATTTCTCTATATGGAAATCTCATTCCAGATCTATCTGAAATTGCGTAAGCCTGATTCCCTTTAGCAAAAACACCCATTAAGAAAGTACTCCATCTCCGTAAAATGTATTAGGGGAAATGAAAGTAGAAGTTCCTTGATTGTCTGCATCCAAAGCTCTTAACATTTCACCTTCATATATTCGCTCTAATTCTATAGTTCTTTCTGGAGAAAATTTCATACTTAAATAATAAGCAAGTCCAGACATCATACATGGGTAAAATCTATTTACTATATCAGAAGTATTAGTATACCCACCTACATCTTGAATTTTTGCCATGTAATAAAAACAAAATTGGTAACTAGATGGAGTAGTTGCATCTGAAAAACTTGAACTAGGAGTAGCATATAAATAAACACTAGGACTTTTTGTTCTAGTTACATAATATTGAGAAGGAGTACCTTGGGCTAATTTATTAGGGGTTGCATTATAAGCAGACCTATCAATTTTAGTTACAGCAATGTCTACAGGAGCTGTCGTTACTGTATTGTTTCTAATAAAAGCTTCTAAAACTTCACTAATATCACTAGGAAAATTACTGGAGTCTGAAGCATAATTGTACTCTGCTTGTCCTTCTACTAAAGGAATTTTAGCTAATTTTATTTTCCATAAGTGAACACCTCGGTTGCCCCACTCTTGAAACATAATATTTAAAGATCGTCTTGCACTTCTTAATTGATAACCGGTTCGCGTTCCGCGCATGCCCGTTCGTTCATAAGCTTCTTCTATAATCTCATCTATTTGAGGATCAAATTCTGTGGTTCCTGAAGTAGGGGAAGTAGTCTCTACTTGATTACCCATACCTACTAAGGTAGAGGCGTAGTAAAACAATACCGGAGCGCCGACACTTTGTACCGGAGCGACCACTATTTGAGTATAAGCACCCGCACTACCGGCTGTTCCAATAGTAGTAACACCATTAGTGTAAGCAACTCCTCCTCCATTAGTTCCATCTTTAGTAGATGAAAATGCTAAAGTAAAAGTTGCATTAGATGAAGCAGATTGATCGAAGGTATAAGTATTACCTTCTTGTAGTTCCAACACAGGACTGACTTTTCCATTAATGAAAAATTTATTAGTGCTCGCACTAAATGCGTTCTGTCCCGTTGCGACGGTGACTGTGTAAGTAATAGTCGCCATTGGTTATCCTACGTAAAGGTTATAGTAACACCGGGTGTTGCTGTTAAATCTAAATAGACACCTTCCACAAATAAAATACCAGAACTAGGAAGCAAAAGAGATAGTCCTTCTGTTCCAAATTTATAAGTAGCAATTGTTGTTCCCGATACTCCACCACTTTTTAAAACAACAGTAGAAGTAGCAGCACCTGCCGCTTGAATAGAAGTTACTCTTGCTCTTTGTGTCGTAGGTACTAATTGTGCATCTGCCGCTGCGTGGGCGACCAGTTGATCACTTTGAAATCCCATATTTTATTCTCCTTGTTCAAAGAGCCCCGAAGGGCTCCGTTAATTATTATGAAAGGTTAGCGTTTTGTGAATAACTAATAGTCACTGTCGCTGCCCCTGCTGAAGCATTTTGGTTAGCCCCATTATAAATAAATGCGATTTTAACATCAGAAGTTCCAATGTCTTTCCAAGTTGAACATAACCCTGTTGTACCTAAAGCAACTGGACCTACTGCTGAAATGACTGCGTCATTAACATAAAGGTCAGAGTTACCTACAATACCAATATCAAGTAGATCACTACCTGTATCATTAAAAGCAGTTTCAACATTTATATCAAAGGATATAATTTGTGAATTTGCCGGTATTACGACACTTGAAGAAACATCTGCTCCTTCTTGTCCAAAAGCTAATGAAAATGTTTGGGACATTATAACTTGACCAACGTTTGCAACGTTAGTTCCAACAGTTGTTCCTGTTGTATTTGAAATCGTTCCCGCTTTTATCGGTCCCGAAAAGGTTGTATTTGCCATGATTATATTCTCCTAGTTAATGGGAAGCCGTCTCTAGGCTGTCGACTATACGCGTCGGTTCCCAATATTGTTTATGTATAGTGGGTAGAATATAGCTTAATTTTTAATGGAGTGCAAGGTATCCTTGCATGAACTTACTAAATTCAATGATGTAGCTTGTTATTAAGTAGCTACTGAAACTTGTGAAGCGGAGTTCAAAATAGAAGCTTCTCTGCTTGCTACCCTGCCTTCTTCTGACTTGATCTCAAAGACAACCTCTTTAATCTTGTTATCTATGTTAACCATGTCCAAAGTATACTTACCATTGTCAATATACTCTTGTTCCCACCTCAACTCCAAGGACCTTTTTTGTCTGTATAGGTCTTGTATCATTTATAACCTCCTCAAAAGTTATACGTTTAATCCGGCCATCATATGATACCCCGAGATTTTCCCATTTTATACTTTTTTCTCCTATTTTGTCAAGTATAGCATTTTCAACAGATTCAGGAGTATCTTCCGCCATAACTTCAAAAGAAGCGTGGTGGCTATAAGCCCAAATATGTATTAGGAATTTTTTCATGATTCGTTTTATGTAGCACATAAAAAAGGGGAGGTCAATAAAGGCCTCCCCTTTTAAGAAATATAATCTAACGATTATACTGCGTCAGATCCGAAGATACCTCTAGGATCAGAGAATCCGAAAACGTATCTCTCTCTAGCTTTGTATCTAACATTACCAGTATCGAAGTCACCTTCCATAGTAGTTTTGATAGGTGATCTCATGAAATGTTTAAGACCATTAGGTACATCTGTTTTAAGGAACCATTTAGCGCCTGAAGTTAGATAATGGTTAACAGTGTATCCTTGCGGAACCATTCCCATGTTTCTAAGTGCGTTAATGTCATTATCAGCTGTTCCTGTTCTGCCTTGAGACGCCATAAGTCTGTCAGCAGTAAATTGAAGCGCAGAAGGAATTACTAATTTCATTCCTCTAGCCGCAATTTTTAGGCCTCTTTCATCAGTGAACGCAGCGATGTCAATTAGAGCTTGCTCTAAAGATGTTTCGTTCAACTGTGCAGGAGTTGTTAACTCATTCGAGAAAGTTCCCGAAAGAGTAGGGTGGACAGTAGAACAAAGTGCTTTTCCATCACCACCAGCGTAAGTATCATTAAACCCATTATTTAATACCGCTGCTCCTTTTACTTGCTTAGTGTTTGCCATAGATCTTGCTAACGCTTTTGTATATCTAGACGCTAGTCTGTCATACAAGTTATCTTCGATAGCTTCTTCTGTGATTGCAAATGCCAAAGCAATTGTTTCGTTAGTGTAACGAGCCGTGAAAGTTTCTTGTGCATCATCAAATGTTACACCTTGACCTTCAGGTTTAACAGAAGCATTTCCGAATCCCGATAACATAACTTCTTCTTCAAAAGCTCTGTCGGAAGACTCAGTGTCAAATATTTCTGCTGCCTCGTTTACGTATTGTTTGTACTCCAAGCCGAATAGTGCATTCAAACCTGGCTCTAGTTCTTTAACTAGTTGTGCTCGTGATATAGCCATATTTATTTATCTCCTATTCGCTATTAATTATACAACGCCGATGCTTTAGAAATAGTAACGATCACGTTTGCACCCGCCACAGATAAATCTTTATTTTCTGGGTCGTTTGCTGATCTTACTAAGCTAAACATCTTTGTTGATGCCGGACTTGTTATATCTAAAGTAGCGATCGATTGACCGTCTTTATTAGTAGAAGCTGTCCAGTTGTTTATATTATACGATGTAACTAAACCAAAACCAGCTTGTGTTATTGCATCATCTGCTTTAACAACATACTCTTGATTTGGGTTATCAATTACAAAAGCAGTAATGTTATCACTACCTGTATTATAATCTACGCTAGTTGTAGTTCCTGCTGGAACTGAATTAGCGAATGTCGGTTTTCCAGTTGAATCAATATAGAAGAACCCGTTTAATACACCTGTTAAAAGTGCATCTGCGTTATTCGCCCATGCTGCTCCACCTGCTCCACCATCATCAGTAAGTGTAAAAGATGCATCTTGTGCATATCCTTGATCTCCTGAAGAGTCTTGGATTGATGCGGGATCACCCTTATACAAACCAACGCCTGGTGCTGTTTGGACTAAGTACTCAGATTGTCCTGACGTAGCTGGAGTATTTCCAACAGTCATTACAGCTCTAAGACCAAATCCTACTGTGCTTGCGTTTGCCATAGTTTTTTTTCCTTATTATTTGTTTTAAGTTATTTTGTTGGTTTAGGAATTACTAAATAATTAGCTTTTCTTTGTACCACCAAAGGTTACACGAGTTTGCCTTTCACTATTGATTGGCATACTTGGATGCTGTTCCTTCATAAGATCGTTGTTGATAGCTTCATCCTTATCTTTGGTTTGTCTATCATAGTAAGCTTCAATTTGAAGCGCAATCTCTTCTGGTATCCTAGCCAGCAGTAGGCCTCCTACTCCGATGATTCCCGTGTATTTGCCTTCTGTCTCAGTTGGAAAATCACTATCTGGATATTGGTCAGCTCTCACTAACTCCCATCCGGATCGTAATGAAGCAGCTACGTTTTTCGTATCATTGAAACCCATAGATTCTGCTCTTATCCACTGGTGACGGTAACCGTCAGGCGCAGGGGGTGCATCTAAAGATGAGGGTGGAGTCCAAGTTTTTGTCTTTGCAGATTTCTCTCTTGTTTGACTCGCACGTGAGGTTTTTATTGTTTCGTTTTCCATATGCCTATTGTCCTTCCGTGATGTTTAATTGTTTCGCATAGTCTTCTAGTGGCACGCCTAATCTTTTAGCAATTGCTACCTGTGATGGCGAGAGTCTCACAGTTTTTCTGCGTCCTGTTGGGGCTGAACGTCTAGCCGATGCTACAGCTTGAGCAGGTTTTGCTCTTTCTGTAGAAGTACCTTCTATCTTATCAAATTTATGCGGAAATTCAACCCTTATTCTTTTGTCAATTTCTACATAATATTCGTCTGATTTAGGATCATATCCTTCTTCTTCCACAAGTCTCTTGTGCATATCAAATGCAGTATAAGTCATTGCAGAATCGTTACCAAACCACGAGTTTTTAGATGCCCAGGCTTCCGCTTTAGGATCTGTAGGCACATCGTTTGGAACTTGTCTTCCATTATAAGTGTTAACTTGCTCATATTGTTGAGGAGTTATATTAACTTCTTTTTTGGACTCTTCTCTTGTAATTTTTAAAGAATTGAGTCTTGCATTTTCAACACTTAAATTAGCTAGTTGTTCTTGAGCAGAAATTTGTGCTTCTACGTCCTGAGTTTCAATAGCATTTTTTAAAGCTAATTTAGCTGCTGCTAAACTAGTTTTAACTCTACTTTCAAACTCGCTAACATAACCCCTATCCACATTAGACATTCTTTGTTCAAGTTCGTCTTTTTGTCTTTTGGTTAGTTGAGCATACGTAATTGCTTCTTCTCGTTGTCTTTCTGCTTCACGCATTTTACGAGTTAATTTAGCAATACGTTTTTGAACGCCTTCACTATATTCCGCCAACTCTTCCTTAGAGTTTTTGGTTTCTTCTTTTTTAGTTTCAACAGGTGCTTCTTTGCTATCCTGTTCTACTTCTATTATTTCTTCTACAACTTCCTGTTTCTGAGGTTCGTTGTTATCATCAAAATTAATTTCAGCACCTTGTTCTTCACCTACATCAATTAGATCGTGTTTGTTTTCTTTTAGTTCTGGCATAGTTCCTTCCTATGTTAAATTAAATGAAGAACTGCTTCGGGATTTTTAACAGTCCCTATCACTTCATCATCATTAAGTATTCTCACTTCTCCACCTTCTATCGGTAATCTTGAACCCGCATAGCGAGCAAAGATAACCCAATCTCCTTTTTTACACCAAGGTCCTGATGTAAATTTTTCATCTTTATAACAAAGCGGTCCCATCTTTAGAACATAACCACAGGTTGTGGCAATTCTTGCTTTGTCTAAAGTTTCTTGTGAAAATAAAATTCCACCTTTGGTTTTATTCTTTGGGGTAAAGGGTAAAACTAAAAGTCGATAACCAGTTGGTTCTGGTAATTCAGACACAGTATCTTGTCCTATATTTTCAGGACTTAATGCTTCTGGTTCTGGGGGTAATTGTTTTTTTTCTTCTTCGTATTTTTCTTGAAGACCTAGATTAATCTTGGGTACTTCCTTTTCCGTTTCCGATGTCGATAACGTTTCCGTCGTCATATTTTTGCTCCTTATTATCAAGCAGGTTAGAGATTTCCTGTAATATTAATTGATAGGCTTGTGCCTGGCCTAGTAAATACTTGTATTTTTCATAATTGTCAACCCCTCCACTGATCATTACATCGCCTATTTGTTGTAGAGTTGCTTGTAGTCTTTTTTGTAACTTATTGATTAAAAGTAGATCATCCATATGTTCTTTCTAGCAATTCCATGCTCGCAGGGATTTGTTAATTCTGCTATTCGGATCCCTGGCCGTTTTAGCAGAAGTTAGTTTATTTTTCATACCACTCATTCTCGCACAAAACGAAGCTCTTCTTTTATTACCTACCACTTTACTAGGTGCTTTTAAAGTACCTTTTTTGTAACTTGCTCTACCTTTTGCATTTAATCCGCCTTTAGGGTTTTTACCTTCTTTGCGTTGCCATGCTGCTGTTCTAGCCATTATTTTTTCTTAGCTGTTTTCGCTGCTTGTTTAAATTGTTTAGCAGTAGGGGCTCCTTTAGATCCAACTTTTCTCATCTTCTCATTTGAGCCCTCTTTAATTCTTTTTCTTTTTGCTTGAATGTTTGCGTACAAACCTTGTCTAGCCATTATTTTTTATGCTTAGCACCCTTCATCATTTTGCCATTAGGCATCTTGTGCATTTTCTCTTTTTTTTCTGTGCTTTTAGATTTTTTTTTTATCATTATTTGCTACACTCGCAGTCGTTGTCACATTTGCATTGTTTAATAAATAGTATTTTACAAACAGTCCACTTAGTTACAACGTGAGCTGTTCTCAACACTTCTAGTCCAAAGTCAATAAACTTCTTTAATGTTTCCATTATTTCCAACCTTTTTTTGCTAGTTTTGGTTTGCCTGATTTTACTAATCCACC